TATAGGTGAAGATTTGTTTGAACAAAATAAATTATCACAAGCAGAAGTTTTTGTTTCAAGAAACTTAAACAAAACACTTGAAATGTATTCATACCCAATAGATTGCTATATAGGCGCATCTTTATACTCTAACACTATACTGTCTTTGTTTTTTAAAAGAAACAACGATTTAATAGATGAAGTTAGAATTAACACGCCTGAACAAAAAACTTTAGAGGTTTTAAATTTAATTTTAGCCCAATTTTCTAACCCAAACAATAGGTCTAACACAGAGATAGGCAACACATATTTGGGAAAAAAAAATTCTATATTTGTTAGTGTTAATAAAGTTATAACATCTATTGCTAAAAATATAAATTAACATGTTATCAAAATTTCATATCTTTGACATATGCTAATGAAAAAAACTAAGTATGGTCAGGTTCATAAAACCTTAAGAGGGAACTTGTATCATAACACATTTTTTAAGGAGTTTGAATCAATAGTAAAGAAAGAAGAAAAAATAGCACTAGAACTTGTTAATTTAGGTTATGTAATAACTAAAAAAATAATAAGTTATGTAGGGGGAGGTGTATATAATGGAGTGGATACATACTTAAATTATGACACTGGAAAATACGAAGTAGATAAATACACTTATATAGAACATGGTGTATGGAAATTAAAATTTAAAATAAAAAAAAATAATGGCAACACTTAGAGTTACACACACAGAAGATATTGTTTTAGATGGAAGGCAACAAGGTTCTACTAGAACAATGACATTTGAAAACATAGCAGATACCTATGCAAGAACATTTACTGTTTCTCAACAAGCATTAACAAGTTTGTATACAACAGATTTAACTGGTTTAAATGGAGCAGTTCAAGATGACTCATCGGTAAAATATGTAAGAATTACTAACCTTGGAAAAGAACCTTTAGTAATAAATATTATTGCAGAAGGTGAAAATCACTGGGCTTACGAAATACAACCAACAGAATCTTATTATTTATATTCACATAATTTAGCAGCTCTTGCTGATGACGCTGCTGATATTACAACAACTGAAATAAAATCATTAAATGATGTAGATGAGGTAAAAGTTTATTCTGCTAGAAGCATTGGAAGGGTGGAAGTTTTTATTGCAAGTACGGTAACAAATTTTTAATATATGGCTACATTAACATCAACAATAATAGAAACATTAACACTAGATGGTCAAACTTTTGATTCAACAAAAATAAAAACTATATCATCTATCACACAAGTTTTAAAAACTATAGTAGAGTGCCCAACTAGTGAAATAAATATAGTTACATTTGCTTCAGCCGCAACAGGCATATCTACCTTAGACCAAGATGATGTAGAGTACGTAAGACTTACTAATTTAGATTCTACTAATTTTATTACAATAGGTATAGAAAAAGAAAGCTCCACTGCTTCTGTAGCTGCTTTTAGATTAGATGCAGGTAGAAGCTTTATATTACCTATATCAAATACAGCAACAGAACATCCACAGTTTTTTACAAGCGATAGTGCTCACGATTCAAGTGCAACACAAATAGATATAGAAACCATTACAGCTTTAGCAAATAGCTCTGCTTGTAAATTAGAAGTATTTATAGCGTTGAACACAACAACATAGTATGTATTTACTAAATATAGATAAGCGGGGGCAAGCAGTAGAAACAGACGATAGTTTGTATGCGATAGAAGAGTTTAGACAGGTAGTTGAAGAACATGGATTGAAGGGAATACTTTGGGTGGCATTAGTTTGTGACTATGACTCTCCATATAGACACTTTGTAGAAAGAGAAAGAGTAAAATCAGTAAGTAAGGCTGTGTTTGATAAGTTTGAATGGAAAGGTATTAAGAGTCAAAGTATAGCTAATGCAATATCTAAGTATAAAGAGTTGCAATTTGACCCATTAGATGCACAATTAATAGCATTTAATGAAAAAATTGATGAGTATACTAGACTTATGCGTACTGTTACAATAACAGAAGATAATGCAGAAAGCATGCAGAAAATAATGATAGGCATAGAAAAAGTCTTGAATACTAGACAAAAACTATTAGATGCCATAGAAAGAAGAGGTGTAAGAAAAAAAATAAAGGGTGAAGCAAAAATGAGTTATTTAGAACAACAGTTAAATATTAAAAATAATATTTAATGTCTATAAACATTAAAAAATATTCCCCTGTTGTATTTCAGGGGATACCTGATTTGGACCCAGAATCTGTGTCTTACCAAGAATATTGGGAAGAACAGATACATAGATGTATGCATGGCTATAAGCCAAAGGGAATGGACAAAATAACAGGAAAACATTATTACTATTTAAATTTTTATAGAATTTTAGGTAATAGTGGTGAGGACATGGGAAATAGAAAAACTCTTATTGCTCCTTGGTATAGAGATTTAGATAAATTGTATTTTGATTTATTTGAACAATGTAAAAAGGAACAAAAAGGAATGATTGTAATAAAAGCCAGAGATAAAGGTTTTAGTTATATGAACTCCGCCCTATGTGGTCATGAATATACATTCTATCCTTATAATGAGGTTGGAATAGCTGCAGGATTACAAGTTACTGCAGATTCGTTCTTTGATAAAGTAAAAAAAGGTTTAAATGCACAGCATAATAACTTTAAACATTCTGTAATTAAAGATTCGTCTGATATTGTTAAAAGTGGTTATAAACAAAAAACAAAAGACGGAAAATGGATTATAGGAGGTTATCAATCGGCTATACACTGTAGAACAATGTCTAACCCTGAAGTATTTAAGGGTGAACGTTTAAGTGTTATGGTATTTGAAGAAGCTGGTGAGTTTAAAGAGTTACTAAATGCATACATGTCTTCTAAAGCTTGTTTTATGGATGGTAACGTACAATTTGGTGTACCTGTTATTGGTGGTACGGGTGGTGATATAGAAACATCATCTAAAGATTTTATGGAAATGTATTACAATGCAGATTCATTTAATTTAATACCTATGTTTATACCAGCTTCTGTATGTTACTATGGTTTTTTTGATACTAAAACTGGTGTAAGTGATGAAAAAGGAGCAAGAAAAGAGTTGTTAGATGAAAGAAAAAAGTTAGAAGGTAAAGATAATAGTAAAGCTTATAATTTACATATACAAAACTACCCACTAACTGTTGAAGAAGCTTTCTTAAAAACTAAAGGTAGTAGATTTGATTTAGCTCTTATAAATGCACAACGAGGTAGAATAATGAGTCATAGTAGATTAGAAACACAAATACAGCGAGGTAGAATAGAATGGGTGTTTGATGATGAAGATGGATTTGTAGATGAGGTAGAGTGGATAGCAGACCCAAGAGGTCCATATAAAGTTTTGGACCACCCTTTAGAAGAATACGAAGGATTGGATATAGGTGGTATTGACTCTTATGACCAAGACACAGCACAATCTACATCTTCGTTGGGTAGCGCTATAATATACAGAAGATTTGTTTCTCCAGATGTACCTAGCGATTATGTTGTAGCAGAATACACAGAAAGACCAAAAACTGCTGAAGAATTTTGGGATGGATGTTTAAAATTAGCCGTATATTACGAAGCGAAAATGCTTATAGAATATACAAAAATTGGTATTATAGATTATTTTAAGAGAAAAAATGCTCTTAAATATATGAAAGAAAAACCAAAAACTGCACACGCGCCTGGAACCCTAACTAGAAATAGATTTGGTTTACAAATGAACAAACAAACAAAGGCCGTTATGGAGCAGTACATGAACGATTATATTAAAACTAGTGTTGATGATATATGGTTCATTGATTTGTTAAATGAGCTTGCTGATTATGGTACACGAAACACGGATAGAGCTATTGCTTTTGGATTGTGTTTAATACATAATGTAGATATATTTCGTGTTCAGGCAAGAGAAAAAGAAAATAAAAATAAGAAACTTGGATTTGTTTACTATAAAAGAAAAGATGGTAGACTTGTCCCTTTTAAAGATTAGGATATGCCATATAATAATTTTCCTAGGCAGTTGCTTAGTGACAAAGAGAAAACAAAAGAATGGTGTGAGCAAAATTTAGATGCTATGGCACCTTATATAGCTCAATACAATAACAATCTATATATTAACGATAGATATAAAGATATTCGTAATTATCAAGCTTATCATGGTCATTTTGACCCAAAAGATTACGAACACGTTACCGACCAATATGGTACACCTTTTCCTGCTCGTATGACTAATTTTAATATTATAGCACCAAAAATTGATTTATTAACAAGTGAAGAACTTAGAAGGCCAATGGAAACTAAAATAAGTTCTATAAATAGAGATGCTGTTAATAGAAAACAAGATTTTAAAGTAGGCTTAATTATGGATTCTTTATTGGGGGATATAAAGAAAGAAATCAATGATGTAATGGGCATGGAAATAAATCAAGATAATTCAGATTTTGAAATACCTGATGATATAGAAGAGTTTATGAGATACAAATACAAAGAGGCTGTTGAAGAAGTGGCTGAAGATGGTGTAGAGTATTTAAAACAAAAATATCGTTGGAAAGAAATATTTAAAAATGGATTTAGAGATTTACTTGTTTTAGGTAAAGTTTTTTATAGAGTAGAGGTAAAAAATGGAGACCCACATGTAAGAAGAGTTGACCCAAGAAATATAGCTTTTGATTCTGCAATAGACACTGATTATATAGACGAATCACAATGGGTTATAGAACAAAGATGGTTAAGTGTAAATGAAATACTTGATGAATTTGGAGATGATTTAACAAAAGAAGATGTTGTTGAATTAGAAAAAATGAGACACATATCATCAGGTACTGAACTTGCTCATTACAATACAAGTATGGAGTGGTTAAATTATGACTCATCTACTGGAGTAAGAATTAGATTAATACAAGGAGAATGGAAGTCAATAAGAGCTTTAAAATTTAAAGTTTCTCCAAATAAATATGACCCAGATAATCCATTTAGAAAAGCTGTTTCTGATACATACAAGCCAAGAAAAGGAGAGCAGATAGATACTAAATATGTAGATGATATTTGGGAAGGAACAAAAATAGGTGGTAGAATAGTTGTAAGATGTAGAAGGAGACCTAATCAGGTAAGGTCTGTAGATGATGCTGGCTCTACACCTTTATCTTATGTAGGGTGCACTCACAATATGTCTGCAGGTAGAGTAACTAGTTTGGTTGATGTGTTAAAACATATACAAGTTTTATATAATGTTGTAATGTACCATATAGAACTTACTTTATCAAGAGCAGGTGGTAAAGCTGTAGTTTATGATGTATCACAAATGCCTTCTAATATAGGCATGGATATGCAAACGGTATTATATCACATTAAAAATGATGGTATTATTCCTATAAACTCTAGAGATGAGGGAGCGGATACCGCAAGATTTAATCAATTTCAACAAGTAGACTTTACATTATCTAGCTCTGTTCAACAACTTATTAATCTTAAGTTAATGTTAGAACAAACAGCTGGACAAGTTTGTGGTATATCTCCACAAAGAGAAGGAGCTGTGTCACAATATGAAGCCGTGGGTAATGTACAAAGAACTGTAATACAATCTAATTTAGTTACAGAAAATTGGTTTTTTCAACATTCACAAGTTAAAAAACGTGTAGTAGAAAGAGTGTGTAACTTAATGAAGGTTTGTTGGGCAGAAGGTAAAAGAGCAGGTTTTATACTAGGTGATGGTGCTTTTAAATTATTAAATATATTTCCAGATATTGCATTAAATGATTATGGAATATTTATTAATGAAGGGGGTAAAGACGACGCTATTAAACAATCTATAACACAATTATCACAAGCCGCTTTACAAAGTGGTAATTTAAAATTATTAGATGTTATTAAAGTTTTAAAAGCTGACACTTTAGTTGAAGCGGAACATGTATTAGAAAATGGATTAAAAGAAATGCAACAACAAGCAGAGATGGCCCAGCAACAACAACAAGCCGTTTTACAAGCGCAAGCTGAACAAGCTGAGTCTCAAAGACAACATGAAATTAATTTAAGAAGTATAGATGCTGAAGCTAAGATTAATGTAGCTAGAGAGAACGCTAAAGGTAGAGTAGATGTTGCGAACATACAAGCTGATGTAGAGGCGGATATAAATGCTGATAAACTAAAAACTGCATTACAAAAAGAGTCTGTAAAAGCGGAATATGATATGGAAAAAGAAAATAAAAAAGCAGAAAAAGATAAAAAATAAATTAACTATCTTTGTACAAAGCAAAAAGCAAAAATTAAAATTATGAGCACAGAACAAAAATCAGGTGAAGACCTAATAGAAAAAGTTGAACAGGAAGCTGTTGAGCAAACGGAAAATAAAACAGAAGAATCTACTGGATTTGATGCTAAAGCATTCGCTGGTAATGAAGAAACTGTTAAAGAGGAATTAGAATCTCCAGAACAATCTGAAGAAGAGGATGCTGAAGAAGTTGACTCTACAGAAGAAACAGATGAAGATGGTTTTGAATGGGGAAGTGTAGAAAAGAAGGATGAGGAACCACAAGAAGAGGATTGGGACCCAAAACCAAAACAAAAGAAAGAAGCAGTTGAAGAAGCTGTTTACGATTGGGGGGCGTTAGGACAAGAGTTGGGTCTTGATGCTAAAAATGAAGAAGAATTTAAAGCAGCTGTAAAAACAGCTGTTAAAAAAACTGTTCCTGTTAACGATACTATACGTAACATGGAGGGGTTTTTAAAAATGACTGATAAATCTCTTGTAAAAGCAGATTTAGAAGCGTCAGGTTTGTCAAAAGAAGAAGTAGGAGATACAGTTGATAGATTAGTAGATTCAGGTTTACTAAAAAGAGAAGCTGTAATGATAAGAAAAAATTTGCAAAACTATATATCTAATGAAAAAGATAAAATAGCAGCAGAAGAATTAGAAAGAAAACAAACAGCGGACAGAGAAAATTTACAAACAAGAAAATCATTACAAAAATATATAAAAGAAAAAAATGATTTTTTTGGTGGTAAGATTAAAACAAAAGATAGAAAAGAACTTTATAACTACATAACATCAGGAAATTTTGCCGATGAGGTTTATAGCAATGTTGCCAATGTCGCCGATGCTGCCTTTTTGTGGAAATACAAAGACAAAATTTTTAACATGTTGCGTGGTCAAGGAATGGAAACAGGCAAAGCCTCTGTAATAAATAAGATTACTAATCCCGACCTTGGTAGAAGAAGTCAACGAAGCGAAGTAAAACCGAAAGGAGGCTTTGACCCAGTTGAGTTCATGAAGTGATAAATAAAAGTTCGAAGAAATTTTTATTTGTTGCAAAATTAATATTTTGTTTAACAATTAAAACTTTGAAAAAATGGCAAAGATTTATACGGGTACGTATGGAAAGGACACTACTGATGAAACGGCTTTAGTAACTAACCTACTTAAATACCCAGAAATAGGTAAAAAACTTATTCAACAATACCCACGTTTCTCTCTAACATATTTGTTAGAAGCTGCAGGAAGAAATGCTGCAGAAAAAATTATAGGCGACCACGCTTTCGAATGGAAAATGATGGGCCGATACAGAAAACCAGCTATTGTACACACAGAAGCAACGCCAAATGTTGCTGCAGGTGTAACTTTTGAAGTAATCATTAAACATGGTTCTGGTAATTTTGGTGACAATTTAAATGTAAATGATGTAGTAAGAATGCCTTCTGGTAATACAGCTATGGTAGTTACTGTTCCTGTAGCTTCAGGAACTTCTAATACAATTACATTTAGAGCTATTGACGCAATTAATGAAACTGCTGCAGTAGGTGATGTAATAGGATGTATTGGTAACGCTTTTAATCAAGGTTCACTAGCGTCTGAGGTTGGGCAAAACTATGCTTACCCAGATACTTACAAGAACTGGTTAACTCTATCTCGTAAAAAAACTAAAATTATGGGTTCTGATTTAACTGATGTTACTTGGATTGAGTCTAATGGACACAGATTATGGTACTTTACTAAGGAACAACAAATGACTGACCAATTTATGTACGAACTAGAACTACAAAGATGGTATGGTAAAAAATCATACGCTGAAACTGGAGGTCTAGTAACAAGTGCAGATGATTACCCAGGTGATACAGGAACTCCTGTTACAGGATTACCAATCATGGGTGATGGTCTACTAGCACAAATTGATTCAGCTAACCAAGCTACATATACAGCTGGTGCTTTAACTGAAGAAGATATTGTAAACTTTATTGGAACATTATCTAAAAACGCGTTAAACCCAGAAGGTAATGTATTTACTGTATTTACAGGAACGCAAGGAAGAATTGACTTCCATAGAGCTATGAAGGACTTATTAGTTACTTTAGGTTCTGGAAGCCCAATGTTTGCTGGTAAAGACGGTGGTAGTGTATCATTAGGTGCTAACTTTAGCGAGTACAATATTTTAGGAAACAAAATGATTCTTGCTTATTGTCCAGTATTTGACGACAATAACTTACATGCTTCAATGTCATCTACATTTGATTCTTCTAACGAATCAGGTAAGATGGTATTTGTTGACATGGGAATGCAGAATGGTGTTTCTAATGTTGAGTTAATTGCTAAAGGTGCTGAAGGTTTTAACAGAAGTTTTGTTAAAAAATATGTACCTGGAATGGTTAATCCTTACGATTACAATTCGATGATGGCTGCTAATGGTGATGATTTCTTTGAATGTCAAATTCTTTCTGAATCTGGTATTATCTTAAGAAACCCATTATCTTGTGGTATATTATCTAATTCATAAATTTAATTGATGGTGACAGGGGATAATCTGTTTTATCCCCTCCCCCATCTTAACTTTTAAAAATAAAATAAAATGGCAAAACCAACTAAATTCTTCTACATTAGAAAAGATGCAGATGAAACAATGGCCTTCCCTGTTGACGCAATACGTTCTTTTACAATGAGTGATTCAACATCACTTCTTCTAAGTATAGAAGGTGCTGCGGGAACAACTGGAGCTGGTAATGTAGATTTAACTATTACAACAGGTGAATCTGCAAATGTTATAAAAGCAATACTAAACGCGGGTCGTTCTAGTAGAGCTTTATTTATAAATATAGCTGATAAGGTTACAGATAAATATATTCACAGTGGAATAACAGATGTTGCTTCTACAACTGAATAATAAATAGAGTGTTAATGTTTAAAAATTAAAAAAATGAGAAAATTTTTATATGCAAGAAATGCAGCAGACGCTGCTAATACAATTATTGCGGTTCCATTTGATAGCATTCGTTCTATTCATTTGACAGACGCAACAACTTTAAAAATCCAATTTATTGGTGACGACGCTGGTTTAGGTAGTGCAATATTTACTATTACAACAGGTAAGTCTTTAGAAGTGATGAAAGCAATTGTTAACTCGCAAAGGTCGAGTAGCATGGCTTTCGTTTCTATTGGAGACGATACTGCTAGTGAGTATATACATGAAAACTTGACTGACGTTGGAACTATAAACTTCAGTGGATAATAAAACTAATGATTGGGGAGAAACACTTAACTCCCCTTTCGTTTAAGAAATAATTAAGTGTTTAACTTTTAAAATAAATAAAAATGAAAGAAAAATTCACCGTAAGACGTTCCGAAGACGGAAATCAAGTTTTACATCAGCTGAACAATCAATTATTTTGTAATGTAGAAGCTTTATCGGCAGATAAATCAGTAGAAGACTATGAGTCTGGGACTACATTCTTAATGTCGGTTGCTACAGCTATGACGGTAACATTACCAAAATGCCAAAAAGGATTGCAATACACTTTTGTATGGACAGCAATACCAACAGCAGATTCTCACATTATTAATGCAGACTCAACAAACGATACATTGTTAGGTGCTGTTGCAATGATAGATGAGGACACTACTGTTGTTGCTACTAATGCAGGTGCTACAACTGCGTTTGCACACCCTGCTTTAGCTGACCATCAAGTTGTTATTGATGCCGCTACTACTAATACTACTAAAGGTGGTGAAATTGGTAGCTGGTTAAGATACACAGGTATAAGCGAAACACAATGGCTTATTGAAGGATGTTTATTAATTAATGGTACGGTTGCAACTCCATTTACTTAATAGTTAATGGATAGCAATCCTTAATATACTTATCCCCCTCTTAGATTTTTATAATGACTTAAAGGTCTATGAATATTCAGAGGGGGAATGAGTATCATTATTATGAGCAGGTATATATTAAAAATTAATCCCGATACAGGGAAAGTAGAAAAACATTCCGAGTCCACTCGTAAAGAGGGGAGTGGTTTATTAATTAAAACAAGCAGGCCAGGTTTGAAATGGACACACAAACATGGGCGTAAATTAAAAAAATAAAATTATGAGCAAAAATGAACATTTAATATTTTATAGGTCAAAAAGTCCAGCTAAAATGAGCTACGTATTTTTTGGTAACTATAAAGACAAAACAGGTAAAACGCATACTTATACAGATGTAAACGGTGTAGCACATAGAGGCTTTCCAAATACTCAACCTGTAATAAGATTAGATATATTTATGGAACATCACAAATTGGTAGATGAGTTTTTAAAAAACCATCCACTAGTTTTAAATGGTTCTTGGTTAAGAGATGATTCTATTGTAAGGCAAGAACAAGAAGCTAATGCTATTATGACTTCTGCTAATGCAGTTATGGAAGCTGCTAAATTAAATATGAAAGAGGTTAGAGATATTGGTAGATTACTAGGTTTAAATCTAGATTCTAGAGATGATATCTTAAAAGCTCATATATTAAAGATAGCTGCAGAACAACCAGAAAACTTTATGTCAGTTTGGTTTGATGATAATAGACATTACAGATTGTTTGTATTAGAGGCACAAGAAAGAGGTATTATAGTTTGGGATAAAGATACATTTAAGTATGGTTCACAAATTATAGGTATTTCTGAAGACCAAGTTATAAAATGGTTAAAAGATAATAAAGACATTCATGCTTTACTAAAACAACAAATGAGTGGTAATGGTAAAGTAGAAATGGATTTAGTTGAGCAGAAATTATCTGCTTCAAAAAAAACAAGTAAAAAAAAATAGTAACAAATGGCAAACATCTCTGGAATTAATGACGCTATAAATAGAGTAAGAACTATTTTAGATAGAGGCAATACCCCATGGATGTCTAATTCTGAAATAAAAGATTTTATTTCTATGGCTACTAATGAGTTCGTAAGAGAAAGGGTTAATATATTTGGGGCTACACAAAAATTAAGAGATGATTTGGGTAATTATGTTAGGACTGCAACGTTTAATTTTGATGAAGCTAATAACTCTAGTCATTGGAGTAACGTTGGTATTGATGTGGATAGTATATCTAACATTACGTTTGTTGAAGAAAATATTTTAAGTCAAGAAGCAGGTGTTGAATTTGGTTATTTATTAGGAATTAAAATAGAACAGTTAAATGGTACTGTTCCTGATGGTATATCGGAGTTTGTTCCAGATATTTTAAACCCTTCAGTTAGTTATACATCTACTTTTCATAATTGTAAGGTTATTAGCTTAGATGACGCACAAGCTGTATTAGACGACCCGTATAATAAACCAGAGGTAGGTAGTTATCGAGCAGTAAAAATTGGTAACATATATTTTATATTACCTAATTTGGAACAAGAGGAGGACGAAATTGGTAATCTAATTGTAGATTATAAATTTCATTTTGACTTTGTAGCCGATAACAATGACGATGAAGAAATAAACATTGCTAGATTACCTCAACATTCTAGAGAAGAAGTTTGCCTTATTGCTGCTAGAAAAATACTTGGAACAACTGCTGATGAAAGATATCCTGTAGGGGATAGCGAAATCAGAGAGTTGAATAAATAATTTGCTCCCTGCTTTGTGATGAGGGGTAAGATTCGTTCTGCCCCTTGTCTATGCAGAAAAACATAAAATATGACATTAGACGAAATAGCATTTAATATTAAAAACATTGTAGAAGGTGGTATACATGGCACTGATTCAAATATATCTACTAGACAGATAAAAGGTATGATACATTACCATAGAGCTCAGTTGTTAACAAAATACACTGATTCAGGCAGGTATCTATCAGAAAAGTTATATTCTTACAAAAGAGATGCTATTACAGATGGATACATAGATTTACCAGAAATGGTAGGCTTTCCTAATAATAGGGCTTTAGTTAGTGTTATGCTAGAAGGAATATCAGGTGGCGCTAATTTAAGTGATGCTACTATTGTTCCTGTGTTTACAGAAGAAGATGCGCAATTTCATTTGCAGTCTAGATTTTCTCCAGTTAACAATCAAATATATGGAGTAATAGATGGTAGTCAAAGTAGAATTAACTTTTTCTTTAATGAAGGTATAACTGAATATGAAGACGCTAATGCTATTATAACTATTAAGTATATAGCCTCTAAACCTGAAGATGGTAAAATGGGATATCCTTTACCTGATGAATTAGTTGCTACATTAGTAGAAACGCTATTATCAAAAGAGTTTAATGTTATGTTGACTGTAGGAAAAG